GGAAAATATGGTTAGGTGGATCACAGTTCTCCGTATCTCCGATTGAGGTCTTCGATGATGTCTTCCCAGTCCCGTTCAACCGCGACTGACAGTTCGTTTCGGATATAGGCCGGAATGACGAAGTGTTGGTTTGCTGCCCATATAAGTTCTTCGTGATGTTCGTAGAGATTTTCGATTTCCTCTTGTGAATACACTTGACTAAGAACATCATCGAATAGCACCTCGGCGAACTTTGCCGCAGTTTCCTGCGAGTTTGTCGCACTGTATGGGGTATCTATGTAGCGTTCATTGCGGTCTTCTCCGAAGAACACCTCGGATGAGATTGCCATTCGGAAGTGGCTTCGAGAAAGAGCCTCGGCGAACACGGCTAACGAACCTTCGTCAGTTCGCTGAAAGCCGGGATCGGAGGCAATATCATCGGGGTCAACCCCGTAATCGACTTTGACATCGCTTTCAGGAGCATACTGCCGAAACTCCATCTCGTCGGGGATGATCTGGCCGGTATCTCTGTCTACCGGAATCCGTTTTGTAACCTCCTTCCAATCAGCGGCGAACACCTGTTGACCGTTGTATTCGTGTATTCCTTTGACTACCAGAAGTTCGATCTCACGACCATCGTGGTCGGGGAGTGCTACTTTGACGTAGCCGCCTTCTTCAAGATCGGGGTTGGGTCCAAAAACCAAGTCATGGCGGAAATCATACTTGCCGTCGTATTCAATCTTACCAGCGTCTTGGGCTTCGGCTACGGTGTTGTCGTAGATGTGTTGAAGCCACTCGGGACTTCCGAGATTGCCGTCGTCGTAATCATCACGCTGATTTTTACTCAGCATCATGTACGCCGTTGGCTTTGCGCTGCCAGCATCTTTATCGTACTTGGTTATCTCGGAGACACCGCCGCGTTCGACATAATCGAAATCAACCTCGTTGGTGTTTCGATACACCTTAACCTTATTCCAATCACCACGACGAGCATCTTGATGGTGGTCGTACCCATTCGTTATGAGATACGCGTGCATCATTTCGTGGCGGATAGTTTTGGTTTTACCCTCGCTACGATCACTCGTGAACTCGCTGTCAGGATTGTGGAGCTTGATTCGAACAGTCTGGTCGTCAAAGATATCTGGTGTGACGTTCGCGCTTTCATCCGGTGCTGCCTTTTGGATGTTCTTGATGTTGTTTGCCAGTTCGATGGCTTCGTCAGGATTGGTTATCGCCGCGGTATATTCGCGCCACACCTGATTGATCTCGTCTTTCGCGGTTTCATCAAGATAATTGCCCTTGGGAATCAGATCGAACTGCTCATCAGCAATATCCCATTTTTCGTCGTCCGACAGGAGATCGCGGTTTTCATACGCAACAACGTGCTTTTTCGTCAGCGCGTTCGAACCTCCTTCGAGCTGCCTTTCAACCATCTTATCGCCGAAGCGAACTTGAAGGTGTTTACGCTCTTTCACGTCGATCACAACTGCTCGCCGGTAGGATTTTTCGTCACGATCCCACACGATCAAGCGTTGACCAACGAAACTGCTACCGAGTTCAAAGCCGTTGACGGGCTTGTCGTTGTAGCTGAATGAAGAATCGAGTCCTAACTCCGAAGCCGCTTTGTTGCCCTTGATTTCGATGTTTTGGGTGCGATCATCGTGACCGCCAACATCGACGGGGTCGTAGTTCGGGATCTTAATCGAGGACGCGGCCGACCCCGAGTCACCGCCATCCCCGCCACCGCCCCCGCCAGTAACGTCGCCGGAGGGGCCGCCACGCGGCATCACGTTGTCGTCCACCCAGTCGATGATGTGTTGGGCTTGTGGTGCCCGACCGGGCTTGCGACCGTAGTTGACCACGCCAGCGTGCGGTGCTACGGCAACGAGTTTCCCCGTGACGCCATCGGACTTCGATGAAACGTCGGAGATCCACTCGCTGTAAACTTCGAAGTTCCACACCCGCCGCTGCTGCATGATCCGCTCGCGGGCCGCACCTTTCCCATGATCCAAAAGTGTGTCTACACTCTCTTCCATCCCCTCTTTCGCCCCCGCTCGAAACCGTCGAAACGTCTTGGTGACGGATTTGTCATCGACTGACCATTCGAGCTTGAGCTTTGCCATGGATTACTGGTTGGTTACAACTTCCGCGCCGAACTCAACGTGAGTGTCGTAGCGGGTTGGTGCTTTGAGTTGATACAGTGTGGCCGTGCCACCGGGTTCGGGATACTCGATACGAGCATCTGTGTCCGGGGCGTCCTCGAATGGAAACACGAACAGCGGCTCATCGGAGTTCCGGTCGCCGCTCGCGTTTCGCTGGTACTCGTTTTGGCTGGGGTACGTTCGAAGGCAAAGCAGTTCAACGGGATCTCCCTCACTGTCTGTAGCCAGCGTATATTCGGAGTTCAACTGTCCGAACGAGTTACGCAGTTCGCCATCTTCGCCATCAGATCGGGTGTAAACTTGTGCAGACCGACCGAGACGGTCAATCTGTGCAAGCACCGCGAGATGGTTGTATGGCATTACAACTCACCAACATCCGTTCCAGTGCCGACTTCTTCGGCGTCATCGCCATAGAGGCGGTTGTCACGGACCACTGTTCGAGAGCCAGTGCCGTAGGGATTGTCGGAGGAGCCAGCCATGCCACCCATCGCTTTCTTCGCGTTTCGATACCAGATGGTCGCCGAGCCGGTTTCTTTCGACATCAGCGTTTTCTGGTTGATCGAACCGACCGACACCGACTGCGAATCAAGCTCACCAGTTGCGACCTTGGCGAACAGACAGGCGAACCAGAACAAGGCTTCTTCTCGGTTTTGCTCTTCGTACCAGTCGGCCTTGTCCCAGTCTTGAGTAATACCCTTTTCAACTCGAATGTGCCGACGCGCAATACCGAAAATTGCATCCCAGTCGTCCTGATCCAGCACAGGCTCTGAGTAGCCTGTCTGCATTCGGAGTTGCGGGAGAAGTTCGGTATCAGAAGAAGCCATGCGTTAGACCCCTTTAGGCGACGTTTGTTGCCTCAACGTAGACCGCTCGAAGCGGATCGACGTTCTTGACACCCCAACGGGCGTAGCCATTCGCACCGACGAGGTCGCCGGGCGAGAGAACAGGACCGCCGCCTTCCGAGCCTTGGCGAAGGTGGACGGGCGAATCCTCGTAGATTTTGACCGGCGAGCCGTTCTGCGCCTGCGTGACCCACATCTTGTTGCCGGTCATCCACGGACTCTCGATGAGTCGGACACCGTCGATAACGATGTCGAGGTCGTTGATGTCGGCACTGCGCATCCCCGTGGCCATCGGGATGTGGAACTGGGCATCCCACGAAATTTCGTCGCGGAGTGCGTACTTGAAGTTCGAAGAGACGAGAGCCACGAACGGCCCGTCGAAGCCGTGGTGCGTAAGCTCCTGTTTGGCCTCTTCGATGTGCCGGTGGGCCTCGTAGGCCGTGTCGTCGTTCCCGTCGTCATCGAAGAGAGCGTCGGTCGTCTCGAACTTGTGGCTGTGAGTCTGGCTGAACGAGTGTTCACCATAGTCGGGAACGTCGTACCAGAGTTCCTGCCCCTGTGCATACCCGTCTTTCAGGGCCGACAGGATGAGTTCCCGCATCGTGTTGTCCGCGCCTTCCAGCATGTCGCGGATCTTGCGCATAATGCGCTCCTGCGTGTGCTTTTCGATGTAGTCCTGCGACATCCCCACCGAGCGACCGAACTTCTTGTCGCGGATGAAGATTTGGGTGTCGTCCTTGTCACGGCCAACCGTGCGGGGATGCTCACCTTCAGCAAGCTCCTCCCAGTAGACCTCTGCATCCTGTGGTTCGTTGTAGAAGGTCTGTTGATCGACCATCTCCGCGAACATGTCGCGGAACGGACGCTCAACGTCGTTGTAAATGTCGATCAGTCGGCGCGACTGTTCGAGCAGTTCATCGAGTGGTACGCCGTCCTTCGTCTTGATTTCGTGTCGTGGCATAAAGATTTATGTCCTATGTGTTAATTGTTTGTGAACTTACTCTACGCGGTGGTCCACGTAGTGAGGTCCACGTCGAGATAGATTCGGTCGCCCTGCACACGGTTACTGCCGCCATCCTCGTTGGGTGGCAGGCAGACACCGACCGCCTGCTGAATGTCGCCAGCGGTCGAAGGCTTGGTCTGCGTGAAGCCCCCACCACTGTCGAGATACACCGGCTGGTTCGGCGTGAAGTTGGTGTCCTCGTCGTTGTTGATCATCTCAACGCCGAAGACGATGAACACCGCTCGGTCGCCAGCGAGCGTTTTGTTCTCCTGAACAAGCTGCTCTTCGATGTCGGCCAGATATGCGCCAGTCGGCAGCGCATCGAGATCGACCACCTCTTCGGGGAACAGAACCCCGAGAGCGTTGACCTCGGTCCCACCATTGGCCTCAGCTTCCGCGTCGGCCTCAACGAGTTCCCACTCGTCATCGGCGTTCTGCGAGACGCCGACGAGCGCGCCTTGCACGTCTTCGCCAACGACCCGACAGTTCGGCGCGCCGGTTCGGTTAATTGCCTGTTCTGCACCAGTTGCTACGTTCCAGTCTGCCATTGTGATTTACCTTGTAGAATTACTGCTTGCGCTGAAAGCCAGCCATGCCACTGAGATGCTTTTCGGCGAACTGACGTTCGGCCTCCTCTTCGTCGCCACCGGTTTCGCCGCGCTTACCCATGTCATCGAACTCGCCGTCGTCGTCTTCGGGGGCGGCTTCTGCCGCAGCGAAATACGCGTGCCATTCTCGAACCTTCGAAAAGGCGCCGTCTTCGAGTTCCGACTCGGTGACGGGAGAATCGGCGAACGCATCGAACTCTTTGACCTCATCGACCAGTTCGTCCTTGGCATCAGTGAAGTCTTGCACCTCACCGAAAATATCCTCGAAGTCAGCGTTTTCATCTGCGTCAACGAGTTCAGCCATCGCCTCCTTTGCCTGTTTGAACTCGGCAACGTTCGTTTCCTGTGCCTTCTGGTATTGATCTACCAGTTCAGTGAGTTCATCGTCGTCCATCTCACTGAGGTCGCCGTCGAAGTTGACCTTGTTGAATTTCATTGTGATTAGAAAGTGATCTCCTCGGTTTCAACCGAAAAGTCGTTATCCGCTGCCGAGTTCTCTGAGGCTTCGTCCTCGGTGGACTCATCTGCTTGTGCCTCGTCATCAAACTCAGTGATCGCGTCACTGGCGGCTTCGGCGAACGCGGCTGATACGCCACCCTCGTCGTAGCCACCGGGGAAGTTGACGGCAGAAAATTCGCGGAGTTTGCCGTCTTTGATTTCTGGTTCGCCCTCGTCGTTACGAATTGCTTCGTAGTTGTTGCCCAGTCCTACCGACCCGTTTCGGATTGCCGGGGGTTCATGGGTATATCGCGAGATTGCTTCGTTGTGTGTTGGACCACCAGTGTTTGGCACTCGAACCATTAGTGCCAGTTTTTCCGCCTGCTCGGAAAACCAGATTTCTTGGACGTTACCGATGTTGGCAAACGTCTCTTTCGATTTGTGATCGAGAAGATGGGGCGGTTCTTGGGTGTAATCTTTATCGCTCAGATTACGCAGGAAATTTTCAGTGACCCGCACACCGTTACGCCGTTCAGGCGGTCCCGGCTCCATTGCTTCGTAGACAACATCGACCGATTCGATATTGCCGCCTTCGTCGGTGTTTGGTCGAACGCCGTACTCG